AATTGCTCGTTACTAAATGCAAAAAAGCATTTCCAACATTCAGCCTGTCCGGCTTTGATTTCAGTGTACTTACTCATATTTTTATTTGGTTTTATGCCCGGGCATCCGCCCGGGTGATTGTTATTTATTTATGCTTTGAAGTTTGCTAAATGGCTATTCAATTCGTCTGTCGTTACTTCCGTGTCGGTGTTCGGGTACTGCAAAATCAGATACTTTGCAAATTCAATGTTTTCACGTGCCCCGGCGGGGTGATATTTCATCACCTCCTCGGCGTTTGATAGGTAGCTTAAAATCGCAGTCGATACTGTCATAATCTTGTTTTTAAAAGTGTTTATATTGTAACCACGTTGCAAAGTAACGGGTATTCTATTGAATAAACTACATGATTAGAGTTAAATGTTAGTTAAAGTATGCAAAATAGAGCAAATTGCAAACATCTCTATATTAGTCAGTTACGTCGCCCGTTTGACTGCAAACGCCCCAAACCGCTTGTCGCTTGATTTGGGGCGTTTTGTCGGGCTTTCTTTGTTTAGGCGGGTATTTTTACACGATTAAGGAGTTCCCCACTGATTTCGTGGATTTCACGTGCCCGGCGTGGTTCGGCATCACGGGCAAAGGCTGTCATCCCTTGCGTCAATTTCCATAAAGTTGCAGCCCCTTGAACGCCGTCCGCCGGGTTGTTATTCATAAGGATTTTTTCAATGCTGTCGCCCTCGTTTTTCAAGAGGCTTCCTTTGCCTACAAGTTTGCGAAGTTCGTCCGACATGTCAACATTGATTTCGCTTGCACCTTGAATTTCGATTGCTTTCCTCATAAGGTTTTCTTTGTTGAAAAGCCCGGCGGATAAATCCCGGATTGCGCTTGCAGTGGTTTTCGTATCCAAATCATAAGTCCGTTGGGATAGCTGCAAGTTGTCCGGCAACTTTGCCCCGAGGTGAACTTGTTTCATAATGCTTTCACGTACCATGCCATTCGTACAAGCTCCGTTCATTAAAAACGCCCTCATGTCCACGCTCCCGTCCCCGTAGTCAGAGGTTGAAAAACGTGCCCCGGCGAAAATCATTACAGTCCCATTGTTCAACGTTGGTATTTCCATCGGCACGGGCAAAACGGTTTCGCAAAACACTTTCGTATCGTCCATAAAAGCGTCTGAAATAATCGCCCCTTTGCTTGAACACTCCGAAAGGAAAGCGGATATAAGGTCAACGCTGTTCAATCGTTTGTAACTGTCTGAAAGGATTGCACGAACTTCGCTATCAACCGAGCGCACTAAAACCCGGGTTCTGTTAGTCCAACCGGAATGCTCGTTTAAGATTTTGGCTGCAAGTTGACGCTTCCATTCGCCCCCGGCTGCAAGTTCCCGGAGGTAACGGGCGGGGATTCCCATTTTGTCAGCTAATTGGTAAACGGCGTTTTCGTGGAGGCTGAATTGTTCGTTATTCATCTGCATGTTCACGTGTCCGTTTGCGCTGAAAGTGATAACGGGTGTCTTTTCTTGATTACGCAAATTCACGCCGATAGGGGCGATAAAATCTTGCAAGGCGTTCCCCTCGTTTACAAGGCGGTTCATCGTTGCGTCGATACGGCTTTTGTTCGATGCGATTTTGGATTGGATTTTGTTGATTACAACTTCGTTCAATTCTGTTTGGTGCAATGTAGTTTCCATATTCTTATTTGGTGTTTTTGTGGGGCTTTGCGCCCCGGGTTTATTTATTCTTTATCTGTAAATTTATTGTATAAAATCAAAAGGGCGTTTTTTATATTCAATTCGGTATCAAATTTCAGCATCTTGTAAAATGCCTCGTTCCCTGTCAGACATTCATACGCAACTTGCATCGTCCGACATTGTTCTTTGGTGAAAATCAAATTGAAGTCCTTTGCAATACGCAAAGCCTCTTTCACATCGCCCCGGGCAAACGCCGCCCGGGCTTGTTCTGTTTTGGTGAGTGGTGTGGCTGAATTCATGGCTTATTTTATAATGTCAAAATCAAAATAACAATCAGTCAATTTTTCAATATATCCCTTTTGTGTTAGTTGGGATAAATAACCTTTAATCTGTCCTCTTGTAAGTCCTCCTACTTGTATATCATCAAAGCAAAATTCTGTTCCATTGTCGCCCGTTTGCCCTGCAACCTTTGTACACTCTTTTAGTACTGCATTTTCAAGTTCATTAAGTGGTGTCATAATCTTTTATTGTTAAATAGTTTATATTTTGTATGTGATTACACTGTAACCACGTTGCAAAAGTATGTGTATTCTATTAGATACAATACATTTCGCATGTTAAATCTTTGTTAAAGAACATTAATTCAGCGCAATTGTTTGACGTTCAATAGCGACCACGCTCTAAAAAAATAGTGATTATATTGTAATCACTTACAAAATTGTGATTATATTTGTCGCTGATTTCTTTTAAACATAAAATCATACAGTATGAAAACCAAAATTTTAGAGTTATTGAAAACCAAATTTGTCGGGGTTCAAGATTCTGTTTTAAGTCGGATAGCGGATAAACTCGCAAAAACGGCACTCACGGACGAACAAGTTACAACCGCAGTCGAGGGGGTGACTATTCAGACAGTCATTGACAGCTATGCAGACAGCCGGGCGAACGAGGCAACCTTGACCGCCGTTGGTAATTACGAAAAAAAGCATGGCATCAAAGACGGCAAACCTACAACAGCCGAACCACAACCCGGCGGGGGTGAACCACAATCAGAAATCGCCAAAATTCTTGAAGCGGCTTTGAAGCCATTGCAAGATAAAATCGCAGCTTTTGAAAGTGGCAAAACAACCGAAACCCGGCGTTCAGTTCTTGAAGCAAAGTTGACGGAGGCAAAAGCCCCGGAGGCGTTCAAAAGCCAAACATTGAAGTTCATTGATAAAATGAATTTGACAGACGAGGAATTTGCAACGTACACAGAGGAGGTAATCGCCAACGCTGCAACACTTATTCAAGACAATGCGAACAGAGGTCTTGGCGGGCAACATCAACCATTTTCATCTGTCGGGGGAGGTGGGAAAACAGGTATCGAACAGGACATTAAACAATGGGCTGAAAGCAAAAATCCCCCGGCAAAAGATAAATAAATTTATTAATTCTTTAATTCTACAAACATGTTAGAAATTAAATCAACAACTGTAAACACAGGAATTCCAAAATGGCAGGGCGAAAAGGAAGTTGCACAAGGCGGCTTCACGATTGACGACGCCGGATTCGTTGCGGGTGATACTATCCCCGGGGGAACCCCTATTGCTTTTGACGAACAGACCCGCAAGGCTCTTATCGCAAAAGTGGCTGTCGTAACCGAAGCGGCAAGCAACGCCGCCGTCGCTTACAAAGTGAAAAAAGGCAGTCTTATCAAGGTAGGACAGTCAGTAAAAGCCAAAACCGCCGGGGCGCAAACTATCACGGCGATTGACAAAACTAATGCAGATTACGACATCGTTACCGTTGGAACGACTTTGGGCGTTGCAGTGGCTATCGGCGACGCAATCTTTGTTGACGATGCTGCATACACAGCCCCAAAAGGCTTGACGTATGAAGATGTCACTATTGGGAACAATGGTATCGCTTCCGTTACGGGAGTTGTCCGTGGTACAATTTACGCTCGCCGTATCGTTCCCGTTCCGGCAACCGTGAAAGCTCTTTTGCCATTGATTACATTTTCAGAATCATATTAATTTAGGAGGACACAGAAATGGCAAAAATTCAATCTATTTTCGGCGGATATGCCGAACAACTGCAAGCGGTTGTCAATAACAGCTTGTCTAACTTCTCCCCGACTTGGTATCAACAATATTTCGATTGGTCGCCAACGCAAACCCAACTGACTTTCGTTTCAGTTATCGGGGCAACCCGTATTGAGGCAGCCGCTTCAATCGTTGACCGTTCAAGCGGTTCACCTTTGCGCTCACGTTCTCAACTTGCTAAGTATCAAGGTGAAATACCGGCTATCAAGGAAAAATTCGCTATGACCGAACAGGATTATCGCGACTTCTTGACAGTACAGGCAATCAGTCTTTCGGACGCTGCAAAAAAACAGCAACTTTTGGACTTATTGTTTGCGGACGTTCAAAAAGCGGGTGCGTCAGCACACAAACGTCTTGATATTATGGCACTGCAAGCCGTGTCAACCGGGAAAATCAGCTTGACAGCCGAATGGAATCCCGACGGTATTGTTTTGAAAGACGACCTCGACTTGCTCATGCCGTCTGACAATAAAAAACAAGCCGCCGTGAAGTGGTCTACAACTGCAACGTCAACCCCTATCACTGACATCACTACTTTAGTAAACAATGCAACCCTCAAAGGTCATTCGTTTGCTAAAATCTTAATGTCTCCGTCTGCATTTTTGAACATGGCACACAGTAAGGAAGTCATTGACAGCCTTATTTCGTTCAACCAATTGCAGAAAGGGGCTTCCGTGGCAACTATCTCCAAAGTCAACGAATTCTTGACGGCGAATTTACTTCCCGAAATTGAAATCGTGAACGAGGTTGTAGGTATCGAAAAAGACGGAGTTATCGGAACGGTTCGCCCGTTTGCTGATACCAACGTGGCTTTCATCCCGGATGGCAACTTGGGGACTATCAAAAACGCTTTCTGTATTGAAGAAATTCGTCCGGTAGATGGTATTAATTACGCTTCTTATAATCATGCTCTTATCAGCAAATGGCAAGAAAACGACCCTTGGGGCGAATATACAGCCGTTGAACTGAACGCTTTCCCGGCGGTTGACGTGATTGACAGAATGTATCTTCTGAATATCGAATTTTAATAACAGGCGGGGGAATAGGGTGCAAACCACAAACCCCCTCCCAAATTACGAATGAAATGGCAATCACTGAATTTTGCGTTTTAGATTATCTGAATTCAAGGCTTATTCGTTTAGGCGTTGAACTATCAGAAATTGAAGTTTCGGCACTGCAAATCGCACAAATGCCGGGTATCGGATTAGAGGACAAACTTACAGCCGAAAACATTGCAATCGCTGACAAAGCATGTTTGTTTCCGTTGAAAGATATTCTAATAATGCCGGATATTTCGGAGGGCGGATATAGCAGTAAATTAGACCGACCATCAATTGAAAAATGGTACAATTCCGAAGTCCAACGTTTGGGCTTGGGGGGAGACCCAAATTTCAGTCTGACACCAAAAATTCGGGACGCTTCTAATCGTTGGTAGGCATGAAAAATCAATATCCCTACACTTTGCAGATACTCCCGAAACAGGAGGTAATCAAAGACGCAAACGGCAACTTTATGGACGTGAATACGGCTTGGGAAACCCTTGGCAAATGCCGGGATGAAGCGGGGCGGAATTACAAAGTAAACAGCCCGGACGGCGTTGGTTATGTTGCAACGGTTTTAATTTTCGCACCGAAAGGAACGGACGTTATTGCACCCGGGGCAACTGTCAGAGTAATGGACGGGGATATTTGCCGGGCAACGGGCAAAGTAATCATTTCACGGAAAGAATTCTATCATACTCGGATATGGCTATAAATATCAAAAGCAATACGGGAACAGAATTCCACAAAGCAATACGGGAACGGGTTGACAAGGCTTCTTTTGATATTTTATCCCGTGCCGGGGAAATGGCAGTAATATACGCCCGACAGCATGGCACTTATCAAGACAGGACAACCAATTTACGGAACAGTGTCGGATATGTGATAATGAAAGACGGCTTAATTATTTCGGGGAAATTTCAAAGCGGGAAATCAAGTTCAAAGGCGGCGTCTTACGCTCAAACAGTGGCGGCAGAAACAGCCCAAACCCACAAAAAAGGATACGTCCTTATAGTGGTCGCCGGGATGGAATATGCAGCGTATGTCGAAGCAAAGGGATACGACGTGTTATCGGGGGCGGGGAACGTATTAAAAGCGTATATCAGCCAAATTGTCAAACAGATTAAAGATGAATTAAACAAGTTATGAAAACGCCGGGCAACCAAATACAGATACTTTATGATTTGTTCATGGGTAGCGATTTAAAAATCGTAACCCCGGGCAAAATTACAGGCGATGTCTATAAAGTTGCACGACCATCTTCCGGGAAAGAAGATGTTGTAATTAAATCGCTTTCGTTGGTAGGGCAAACCAAACAGTTCGGTTCAGCAGTGGTGAACATTTGGATACCAGATAGGGACTTACAAGACCAATCCTTTCCGAATACCGAAAGGATTGATGAATTAGCTGCAAAGGCGATTGAATTGATAGAAAATACATTGTCCACGGACTACAATATGACTATCGGAAATCAAGGCATTTTCAGCGAACCCGAAATGAAATATCACTTTTTTTCTATAACAGTAAATTTTGAATTTTTTAATTTATAAAAACATACTACAATGTCAAAAGTATTAAAAAACTTGACCGCTATCCTTATCGGGGCGGTTGAAACCACTGATTATCCCGGTGGTGTTGGATGGGTTGGAACTAAACTTGGGACTATCGATGCGAACGGTGTTACCATTACAGAGGGCGAACCTAAGATTGAAAACCTTAAAGTTGCGGGACAATCAACCCCTATCGACGCAAACGTCGAGCCGGGCGATTCCGCAGTGTTTTCCGGGGCTTGTTACGTCGAAGTCGGCGCAGAGTTAACCAACATCAAGGGCGGCACGCTCGAGGCTGACGGTTGGGAAGCAGGCAAAGAAGTTTTCGCGACAAATAAATCTGTCGTTTTGAAAACTAAGGACGCAAACATGCAAATTCTTATCCCGAATGCACTGATTACAGGTTGGTTCACAGGCAAATTCGCCGACAACGGTTCTGCATTGATTAACTTCAAAATCACACCCGTTGACCCGGGTGGAAATTTGGGGCTTTTCAAAATCACGAAAGCGAAAGCATAAAAGCAACAATCAATCAATTTTTAAACAAAGCCGTCGGATAAGGTTCGGCGGCTTTTTTTATACCAAAACCAATGATAGACAAATTAGTACAAGAGTTCAAAGAACACGACGTCATGCTTGAACGTGGATTGAAGTTCGACATACAATACAAACGGCGGATTAAAATGCCATTTTTCCCGGTTTTCGTGCCCGTTAAGGCTACAAAAACAATCTATCTTCATCAACCTACATTATCAACCCTTTCTGCAATGGGGCGTGAATTTCTATTGTTCGACATACAAGACGAAATCGAACTAAATAAGCCGTTTACAGAAACGGGTATTTTGGCAGACAAAACAGGTGAAAAAATGTCCCGGGTGATTGCAACAATGGCAATCGGTATCAAAGACCCCGAGTTCAAAAGCATGGATAAACAGGACGCCGAAATTACGGCTTTGGCAACCATTATATTCTATAACGTGAAACCAGTATTGTTACACCGAATTGTTCAAGCGTGCCGGATGCTTACAAGTGTAGAAAATTTTATAAGCTCTATCAGATTGATGTCCGAAATAAAGTCGGGGCTTCCCACGCTGATAGGGAAAGGGGATTAAAAGCCCCAATCGGGAGGCTTCTTTCAATCTGTAAAGAGTATTTCGGCGGAAATTGGATTTTGTTTTTTTATCGGATACCTTGGACAATTGCTTTGCGTGGCTTAATTGACGCACCTTGGTACGAAGAAATAAAAAACCCGGGCGACCCCGGCGAACCAATGGAAATTGATTGCGAAAACATTACAGACGATGACATAAATGCAATACAAAACCTCGCTAAAAAACATTAGAAAATGAGTGGTGAATTAAATCTTATTGAAACGCTTGATAACGGGCAATTTATCAACGCTTTGGGACAGTCTGATGCAAAGTACAATCAGCACGTCAAAAACATAGAACAAGGGGCGAAGGACATGGATTCAGCAATGAAATCCGTCGGGGCGATGATTGGTACTTATTTCGGGGCAACGGCACTCGCCGGGTTCGCCAAACAAATCGTTGAAGTAACGGGCGAATTTCAACAACTTGACGTCGCTTTCACTACAATGCTCGGGAGTAAGGAAAAAGCGGCTGATTTGATGGGACAAATGGTTGCAACGGCGGCAAAAACGCCGTTCACACTGCAAGAGGTCGCCGGGGGTGCAAAACAGTTACTCGCTTATCAAGTGGCACAAGAAGATGTCAACGATACTCTTATTCGTTTAGGTAACATTTCCGCCGGGCTTGGCACGCCGTTATCCCGGTTGATTTTGGTGTTCGGACAAGTGAAAGCTAAAGGAAAACTCATGGGCGACGACCTCCGACAATTTACAGAAGCGGGCGTTCCAATGATTCACGAATTGGCGAAGCAAATGGGTGTCGCTGACAAGGAAGTGGCTGCAATGGTATCCGATGGAAAGATTGGTTTCAAGGAGGTTGAAAACGTACTGAAAAGCCTCACAAACGAGGGCGGAATGTTCTTCAACCTTATGGACGCACAATCAAAAACCGTAACCGGGCAAATCAGCAACTTAAAAGACCAATTCACTGTCATGCTCAATGATATTGGTTCGGCGAATACGGGCGTTATTAATGACGCTATTTCCGGGGCATCTTATCTAATTAAACACTATGAAGTTATCGGCGAAACGATAATTGCTTTGGTCGGGGTTTATGGCACTTACAAAGCGGCTTTGATGTTTGTTGCAACGGCGCAAGCGATTGTCAATGCAAGTTCGGCGGCAACGCTTTATCTTGAATTGAACCGTGAAATAGGTATTTTGACACTCGGGCACAAAGCTCGGGCGGTTGCAATTGGTATCGAAGCGGCGGCACAAGAGGCTTTGAATGCAGTTATGTCGATTAATCCCTATGTTTTAGTAGCAACTGCAATCGCAGCGACTGTCGCCGTGGTGTGGCTTTTATACGATGGAACGACAGCACAAGAAAGGGCACAAAAGGCATTAAATAAGACGTTGGCAGATGCAAAGCAAAAGAAAGAAGATTTGGCAGGGGCGACAAGTAAATTGACGGGCGTTATCAATAACGAAACAGCATCAAAATTCGACCAAATTGACGCTTTCAGGCAATTACAAGAGCAATACCCGGAAGCTCTAAAAAATATGGATATATATGCCTTTAAAGCTATGTCCGTAACCGAGCAACAAAAGTTCTTAAACAAAGCCGTCAATGATATGAATTTCAAAAGTCTTGATGACCAAATTAAAGATTCATCAAATTTGCTGAATAGCTTTGGAAAAACCCGTTTTGAAGGGGCTGCAACGCCCGGCAGAAAAGCAGATGAAAACAAAGCCCGTGAAATAACAGGGTTGAATGGATTTTGGGATAAAACCGAACTCGGGGCAGACGAAAACGACGTTTACAGGGCTTTAGAAGAATATGTTGATGGTCTTAAAAAGGTTAAGAAACTACAACAAGAACAACAAGAAGCCGCCCGGGTTGCAGCTATGTCCGAAAAAGAACGTTTGGCATACTACAAAGAGCAAGTAAAGGATTTGGAAAAGCAAAAAGCAGCCATTGAAAACGTCGGTGGGAAAACGAACACTTTAAACGGCTTTTTGGATAAAATGGGTGAAAAATTCTCATTGATTAAAAAACAAGACCCTTTCAATTTACTTGGTTTTAGTGTTGATGAATTACAAAAAAAAATTGATGAATTAAATGGCAAAATCGGCGGTGCTGAAAAATCAAAACCAAATGGCACGAAATCATTTTGGGAAACACAAAAAAAGGATGCAGAGGACATACTTTCGGGAATGTCTGATACACAAAAAGGTTCAAAGGATTGGAACAAACAGGTTGCAATAATCAAGGACGCTGAAAACCATTTGAAAGCATGGGATTTAAAGACAAAAGAACCTAAGAAAATCGCCCCTTTTGGTACGTTGGAGTATTACGACCAATTAATCAAAAAATTGAAAGAAAGTGTTACGTCTTTCGACAATGTTACCGGGCGATACAAAAACAACAAAGGCGTTGATATTACAAAGGATTTAGAAGCCGCCGAAGCAAAAAAACGGGAGTTGACTTTCCGTTCGGCTGATGAAGAAATCAATTATAAGAAATCGCAATATGCTTCTTATTATTCGATGGTCGAAGCCTTTGGAAAAGAGGCGGCGGACAAACAGTTTGCGGACTTATTGAAATCCGGGAATTCGTATTACGATTATCTGAAAACCCAACAAACAAAAATCGGCTCGGATATTACCGGGGGCAAAGCAACCAAATCCGAAATTGAAACGTACAACAAAATTACAGAGGAACTGAACAAGATTGACAACGTGAAAGGGGCTTGGGATAGTTTCACCGAAACTATGTCGAACCTTAAAAGTGAAACGAAAACGACAACCGAATATCTTAAAAGCCTTGAAACTTTAAAAAACAGTTTAAAGGATACAACCGAGGGCGGAAAGTTAAGCCCCGAGGATAAGAAAAAAGCCGTTGCCACTATTGATCAAACAACCACAAAAACCACGTCCGATGAACTGAATTCATTGTTGGATAAATACAAGAATTACAGTCAGCAACTAACAGACATTGAAGTCAGAAAGAATGCTGACATTACTATTTTGGAAAAGGGGCGGACGGCTGCAAATGCCGAACAGGTAAATGAAGCAATCCGGCTTCGTGAACTGCAAGCGGGAAAAGAGGCTTCCGCCGTTGGCGATGCAATACTAAAAGAAACGGCACTGTATAAAAGCCTTTTCGGGGACTTGTCGAACCTAAGTACGAAAGCACTTTTAGACCTCCAAAAAAAAGGCGAAGATTTTCTTGGTGGGGCAAAAGAGAATGTCGCTTCCGATGGAACTAAAACATATACGGTTGACATTATCGACGTAAAAGGTCAAAAGACACAACAAACCTTATCAGAACAAGAATATCAAGCCTATGTCGAAAAGATTAAAGAGATAGGGAAACAAGTGGCAGACAAGAACCCGTTTGCCAAATTGTTTGATGATATTGGGAAAATGGCAAAGGGCGCAAAGATAGACCCGAAAGCCATCATGGGTGATATTGGTGGGGCTTTAAACGGCGTGAACGCTGTCATTGATTCGGCACGAAAAGGGCTTGATACAATGGGTGTCAAAATGGACGAACAAGACAAAAAAGTTCTTGACGATGTTCAAGGCATGGTCGGCGGGGCGGCGAGTTTGGCAATGGGTATCGCAAGCGGAAACCCTATCCAAATAATTCAAGGTTCTATTGACTTAATTTCAAACGGGATTGATTTGATTTGGGGTGCAAATGATAGAAAGGCGATGAAAGCTATTGCAGAGAACGAAAAGCAAGTCAAACACTTACAGGCGGCTTTCGACCAACTGAAAAGGGCGGTTGACGACGCATACGGTGAAGATTTTTACCGGGCACAAGGAAAGGTGATTGGCAACCTTAAAGAACAACTCCGTTTGGAAAATGAGGAACTTGCATTGCAGGAAAGCCGGGACGGGAAAAAATACGACCAATCGGCTGTCGATGCTGCAACAAAACAGGCACAAGAAACGGCAAATGCTATCGATGATATTTACAAAGAAATGTCAGATAGGATAATGACAACCACGGGCAAAGATTTCGCGTCCACGCTTGGGAGTTCGATATTTGATGCTATTGCACAGGGTTCAAACGCTTTTGAAGTGATTGACGCAAAGAGCAAAGAGGTAGTCCAAAACATTGTGAAACAGTGGCTAAAAACTAAGTTCTTGGAAGCCCCGTTGAAAAGCATGTTGGACACGCTGCAAAGCAAAATCACCACTAAAACCGGGGACACTTGGACGGAAAAAGACTTGAATACGCCGGAGGCGAAAAAAGCCTTTGAGGACTTCCAAAAAGGTGTTCAGGGTATCGGGCAAAGTTACGCCGGGATACTTTCGCAAATGGGTTATTTATTCGACGGGAATACAGCGTCAAAAACTGCAACGGGGGCGATAAAAGGCGTTACAGAACAGACAGCCGGGTACATTGAGGGAAACCTTACAGGCATACGATTATCGCAAGACCGTCAAGAAACCATCTTGGGTGCAACGCTGAAAATCGAACAATCACAATTAGTTGTATTACAAAGTATAAACCAAAACGGTATCACGACAAATGAAGTACTCCAATTAGTTTATGAAGTATTGAAATCTGATAACGGTTTTAGAGCACAAGGAATAATATGATAAACGATTTAATCAAACTTATGCAACGGGGCAAACATTGTCCCGAAAGCATTTCAGAGGTGCAAAATGCAACCTCTTTCGGCGACTTGGTGAAAGTAATGTACGACTACAAAAAAGACCTCGGTGCAAAGCATTTCCCGTCCGCTTCTTTTGTAAAAAAGCACTATCCAAACGTCAAGGATATAGCGAATATGAACGGCTTCTTTTATGGTGAAAAAAACCTTAAAATCAAGGACGTTTGGAAAACGATTTTAATGGGTGATTGTGATTGTGAATTCACTGTATCAGAGTGCAAAAGTGTTCACGTTATCGCCCGGCACAAAACAAAAATCAGACTTGTTTTGAATGATTATTCAAAGGCGAATTTGTACCTTTCGGAAGATGCGTCGTATGAAATTGTATCACAAACCCGGTTATCATCTGTAAATGTAATTCGCTATGAATAAGAAACTTGTATTTTCAATTGACGGGGTGTTGTTATCCGATTACGGGTTGCACGTTGAAACCGTTTCGGGGCTTATTGGTATTCCAAAACGCAAACCCCAAATATCGAACAGCGATACACAATCGCACGGCAAATTCTATGACCTTGGGGCGGCTGCAAAATATGATGAAAAGTCAATCACTTTGAATTGTTTTGTGGTGGCAAACTCCCGGCTTGAATTCTTTGCCAAAATCAATGAAATAGTAACCATTTTTGACGCCCCGGGGTTACATCGATTGACGGCGGCACTCGATTCGGAAATTGAATTACCGTTTGAAGTTATCCGGGTTGACGGGGACGCTATTTCGCCAAATTGGAACAGTTCAAAAACCCTTGCGAGGTTTCAATTGAAATTCGTTGAGCCTCAACCGATTAAACGTGTTGTCAATGCAAATGGAGGAAAAATAAGCCTTAATTTCCACACAGATAAACTCGTTTCTGTTAGTTGGGGCGATAAGACTTATTTCTATGATTTAGTCGGTGATGTTTCTATTGGAAACGACCTCACAGAGGGGACACAAGTTGTTATCATGGGTGATATTGAAGAAATAAAGAATTTTAATTTAAACGGGGGAGCTGTTCAATGGGATATTTGGTCTTAAAAAAGGCAACCGGGGGCAACGTGTTACTCGCCGGGACAATGCCATACATTCAAATCACAAAAGCCGAGCAAAAACAAGAATTGCTCGGTATTGAAACGTTCACGGTAACGGTTGAAAGCAAAAACCCGATAAACTTTGAAATCGGGGATAGTATCACGGTGTTTGGGCGGTGTTATTGGATTAATTCGCCGGAGAATATCGCAATCGCTGATTTGGGGGATAGGTACGTTTATGACATTCAGTTGGAGGGTATTCAATACAGATTAATCAACGCCGTTCTTTTCGACATGGGTGTTTCCCAATATGCAACATCAACGGACGTGATATATAATGCGAATTTGCTTGAAATCGCCCGATTAATCGTAACGTGTGCCAACTTCAACGAGGGTTGGGATATGTTTACGCTCGACGAGGCAAACGTGCCGCAAACAAAGCGTTTCACGTTTTCTTTTTCTGATACGAATTGTCTTGCAGCATTGCAAACCATTTGCGGGAAAGATTATTTTAATATGCTCTTTAAATTTGTAGAGAAACCCGGCGGGGCTTATATGCTCCGAATTGGTACGATAGTCGGCGAAAATCAGCCATATTCCTTTGCGGTGGGACAAACGGGTGGGGCTTATGAAATACGGCGTGCAAAAGGCAGTAATTCGGGCACTTTGTTCACCCGCTTATTTGCATTTGGTTCAACGGAAAATATCGCAACGGCTTACAGGGGATATTCTCCAAAATTACGTTTGCCCGTGGCAACTCCCGCCGGGTACAATTTGCCCGCCGGGTTGCAGTTGGTAAACGACACAGATAGGAACTTGAATTACGTTCAAGTCGTGGGGGCGACGCAACATATTTCATTCGTAAAATCGTATCCCGATATTAAACCACAAAGAACTGGAATTGTAACAGGGATTGACGCCGGGAATATAAATAAGTTCTTTGATACAGCGATGGATTTCGACTTGAATTTACGATTAGAAAACGGCGAAACGGTTTATCTTTTGGGGGGGCAATCTGCAAAGATACATTTCAATACAGGCAAACTCGCCGGGTTGGAATTCGATGCAAGCTACAACCACGAAACGAAGTGTTTCACCCTTGCAAGCTACACGGACGACAAAAGCCAAACATTCCCCGACCCAAAATCAACGGCGTTCCGGGTTGCAGCCAACGACGAATATGTGATATTGAATATCAACATGCCGGCATCGTATGTTGAAAAAGCCGAAAAAGAATTGCTCGTTGCAGCCGTTAAGGACTTGCAAGATTCATTCAGCCCGGCAAATAAATACAGTCTGAAAGTTCGCGAACTCTACTTAAAGAAATACGAAACCCCGGGCGTTGAAACTAACTTTTTCAATGTTGGTGATTTTGTCCACGTCTTTGATAAAACCTTGGCACTTGATAAGAAAATTCAGATACTTTCTTTCACCCGGTCTTGGTTGCAGCCGTTGGAATATACGCTTGATTTATCGGACGTGATTACAATAAGCTATATCGCCCAAATGATAGGGCAAATCGAAGCGATTACGAATGTCGTGGTTACAAACAAACTCGACAACCCGGCACGAACGAAAAGGAATTGGAGGGTTTCTGAACAACTTACAAACATGATTGACACGGTGAAAACCGATATGTTATTGGTAGGCAACCCGGAGGGACAATATGATACGAATATCGAGTTTGAATTTAATTACGGGGGCAACCCAAACCGGGTGATTTCAACCGCCGGGGCGTTGGTACATTCGATCTATTCGGATGGCTTACAGGGCGGTTCTTGGAACGTTGGAAGTTCGGATATTACACTTACAGAAAGCGGGATACCTTATTTCGTTTATGTGAAAGCCGGGGTGTCTGATAATACGGCTTCAATCGTTTATTCGCAAACGAAAATCAGTGTTGAAAGCGTGCCCGGGTTTTATCATTTTCCGTATTGTGTGGCTTCGTCTGTAATGGATGATTTGCGGGATGCAACCCTTTTGAAAGGTAACACGCAAATAATCGGGGACGCTATTCGTACCGGGCACATTCGGGGAAACGCTTTGGATATAGATTTAAACCACGGGACTGTCAAAGGTCAACTCCAATTTCAGACAGGCGAAAATGTCGGTGAGGTAGTTTCAACAATAGAAACAACGGCGGCTGGAGCGGAAGCGGCGGCGGCACAGGCGCAAAGCACAGCAGACGGAAAATGCACAACTTTCTTTGTACAACCAACAACTTACAAAAAAGGCGACATTTGGATTTTGGCAGCCGATTGGAACGGCTTCAAAAGTGGAGAAATGTTGAACGCTTCGCAGGATTCGGCTTCGTTTGTTTCGGCGCATTGGACTAAGAAAGTAAAATATACCGATGATACGGCGGTGAATAATTTGGTTATCGGAGGGAGGAATTTGATTGTAGCTTCAAATGTCCTTGTAGCAAATTCAGACCAATTGTATTTTAGAAATATAAAATTAAGCCCAAACACGGATTATGTCTTTAGTGATTATGACTCCATTTTTGCTGACAACACAACCGATGGAGCTAATATCTGTATTTTCAATGTTGGAACTTCAACACCCGAATTGCAACTTATTTTAAATTGGATTCACCCAACAAAAGAAATTAAATTCACAACCGGAAGTATAATAAACGGAACTTATGACATCCGATTTTGGTATGGTAATAGTAGTACTAAATACAACGCATCGGCTAAGAGATTTAAACTTGAGAAAGGCAATAAAGCGACTGATTGGACACCCGCACCCGAAGATGTTGCAGCCGACATTCTTACAGCCAAAAATGCAGCAGATGCAGCACAAAGCTCCGCAAACACAGCAAATGGAGCAGTTACAGGGCTGAATACCTATGTAGATGGAGCTTTTAAGGATGGTGTTATCAATACAGCCGAAGCACAGGCAATTGATAAGCTAAATAAGCAAATTGACACCGACTATACTTCCGTAATCAACGATTATAATGTAGTTTATGCAAATGGCTATTTAGACTGGTCTGCGAAAACCGACTTGCTTAATGCTAAAATTAATCTTGTAAGCGCAAAAGATGCGTTGCAAACGAGTATCAATACAGCTATCGCGGATGGAAAAACAACTCCGGCTGAAAAAGCAGATGTAGATACCAAATTTGCGACCTACTCTACAAATTTCAAAGCGTATCAAACAGCCTTATCGAATGCTAATAAATCTATTCAAACTAAATTAGATAGTTTAAGCACCGACAAGGTGAATAATTTGCAAATTGGTGGCAGAAATCTACTTGATGGCACGAAATTGCTTAATGGAAGCGGATTTAGCAAAAACGGAACTATTACAGGTAATGATTATTTGGGGTTTTCATCAATCGGTAGAGCGTATCCATCATCAGGTGATATAGATACATTAAGTATTGACAGTTTATCCAATTTAAAAGTAGGAATATATTATACCTTATCTTTTTATGCAAAATCGACAGTAAGTGGAGATAAGATGGCTTCTTTCTTTTATCCGAATCTCAATGGTTCAGGCTCTGATGGCTATACGATTACCACGCTTACAACGGCGTGGACAAAATACTCAATAACATGGCAAAGACAAAATACCGATGCTGTTAATTTGATAGTTTGCAGATTAAACAGCGGAGGTTATGGGTCAGGGACTGTTTCTGTTTGTGGCGTAAAATTTGAAGAGGGCAATAAAGCGACTGATTGGACACCCGCACCCGAAGATGTTCAAGCTGCATACGAAGCATACGCGGAAGCTCAAAAAGAACTCGCTGAAATCACGGCGGCAGCGTATGCTGATGGAAAAGTTACAGCAGAGGAACAACGTGCGATAGCAGATGCGACCGCGAAAGCTGAAAACGCAAAGTCGGAAGCTATTTCTATCGCTTCGGAGGACGCAACCGCAAAGGCGGCGGAGGCGTTGCGATTGGCAAATGAAAATGCGACGGCGGACGTTGCAACAATAAACGCCAACATTGCTGCGCTTCAAAGTCAAATTGATGGGGAAATTAGCAATTGGTTCTTTTCAGGCGAACCAACAGGCGTGAATAATCCTGAAATCTTAGATAACTGGGATACTCCAACAAAGAAAACGGCGCATATTGGAGATACATACACTTGCATAGACAAGTATGAGGATGCGCCAACTATTGCAGGGAAGTCGTGGAGGTATAGTAATCAATTTACATGGGTGCAAATTGCGGATAGCGATGCGGTTCTTGCACTCCAAAAGGCTGCACAGGCACAAAGCACAGCCGATGGCAAATCAACTACATACTT